CGCAGCGCAACGGACGCAGAAATTGAGCTAGATCACGACGCGGAAACCGGCATTCGCTACGCGATAGCCACAAAGCAACGCGACATGGAAACAGGCGCAAGGTTTGATTTTGTGCTGGACGTTGTTGAATTGGGGCAAGACGAAGACGGCGATGCCGTAACAACTTGCACAATATCAGAGGCCAGCGCAGAGCAAATCGAAGAAGCCAGCAAGCCAAAAATCACCGGCAAAAATCAGCTATTGCTCAAGCGTTGCTTTACCCAATTGCGCGGTGAACGCGTCGGACAGCCAAACCCAGCGGGCGCAGGATTCCCAGAGGCAAGCGCATACTGGACGATTGACGAAGAAGTTTTGCGGGATCACTTCAAGGGCAAAATTACCGGCGCAAGTAATCCTTGGCAGTCGTACACAAGGGCGATGGATGCGCTGATTGCAGGCGGTCATGCGGTGCAAAATGAGGGTTTAGTATGGTTTACGGCAAAAGATGGGCGCGTGAGGGATTAGGCGGCAAAAATAAACGGCTTAACATTTAGTAACGTTTTGCAGGTTCAATGAAATCAATAGGTTAGGTGTTAAAATGGTAGTGAATGTTAGTAAATGTTAAGTATATGTTAATAACTTTGGCTAAATGCTCTGCTAACTACCATTCTTAACAAAACCCTATAGGGTTGTTAAGAATGGTAAGTGATGCATAGCTGCGGTTTTGCCAAGGTTAGATTTTGATGGATAAAAAGGGTTTGGGAAAATGGTTGGATCGTATGTTTGCCGAGAATAAAGCGGTGACTTATCCTTGCGGTCATTTTAGCGGGCGTGAATGGTGCAGGTCATTTGATGAAAAGCTGGCAAGCTGCTCAACGCTTGCCGAATTGGAAGGGTTCGCTAACCGGCGCAGGTTTGATCCGAGCTTGCCGCGCTGGACGGCAGCAGAGCGCGCGGAAATATTGAAGCGCAAAATTAAATTGGAAAAGGGGAAACGAAAATGAACACAGATACAACACGCGGCAAGGTGCTGGCGAAAGCAAGCACGCTAGTGCATGGGTCACGGAATCGGGATTACGGGCCACCACAAGAAAACTTCCAGCGCATTGCGGTCATGTGGAATGCGTACATTGCTGGCAAGGAAACGCTAACCGCGTCCGACGTGTGCATGATGATGGGGCTGCTAAAAATTAGTCGCGTGTCGCATCAAGTGGACGCGGATGGTTTCGTGGATTTGGCGGGTTATGCTGCGCTTGGCGCGGAGTGCGCTGGGATAGATCTGGATGATGGCGATTGGAAGCCCGTAGAGGGGCCATAGAGGCGCGAAACGACGCGTCAGGCTAGGGTGGGTGCTGAATGGGGTTTATGCGGCTCTGTTCGCGGTTTTATGGGGGTTGATCTTTAGGCTGTTCTGGCCTAGCTTTTGACAAGCGCGGTTTCCTCCCTGTCTGCGCTTGTCGCGCCTTGATTTGCTCTTTACCCGCGACACACTCGACCGTGTAAGGCAAAAGCTTTGCACGGTCTTTTTTTTGGGATAGCGTGGCCACATGATAAAGCTAACGCTGATAATGCCGATAGAAAACGATGATGAAGCGGAAGCTGAGCTAGACGCGCTGGCAGAATATATTGAAGAACGCTTGACTGACGGGTCAAGCGTTCAACAAATTGCGCAAAGTATGGTTGAGGCTTTGGCTGGCTTGGCTGACGATGACGCCAGCGCAATGCTGCATTAATCAGATTTTGCCGGACGTCCACGCGGCGTAGGTGGCCATTTTACATCATGCTCAGCAAAGCGCTCAAGCTGCCAACTGTCGGGTGTGACGTCAAAAAATATATTTTGCAGATCATGGTAAGCGCTTTGCAGCTTGGCAACGTCTGACACGTAAAGATCGTTGCATTCGTTAAGCATCCAAACGCAATTCTGAATTGCGTCAAATGATTTTTGCAGCGCGTCGCGCTGATCTTCCTGTAGCGCGTCGAGGAACTTTTTGCGCGCTGCCATGCGGTTAGCTTGGTACTGAAAGTTTTGCTTTTCGATAGACATAACTAGACTCCTGTTTTGGTTAGCTGGTGTTCGTAGATATCGAACGTGGTGGGGTTGCCCGTTTTACTTTCGCGGGCCGATACTTCGATAGACGCTGCGCCAGAAAGCGACAGTTCGTCATCAAAGCTATCATGCATGATCTTGTGGCACTCAAGCCAATCGATCTGACTTGAATCATTGGCAAGCTCGTTCCATTGATTGACAATGGCTTGCGCTTGCTCTGGCGTGTACTGGTAAGAAAACATTTAAAAAGCTCCTGATAATATTGCCGCAATGACTGGCGCGGCAAAGAGGATTACGCCGCCCGCGATGTCCTGCGGGCGAATTGATTTGATAATTGCGATAAATTCGGTGCGGGTCATTGGATGGCCTCAAACGTCATGCCGTCTCTGAACGGCACGGTTTCGCCATTGGGTAGATCAACAAACCAATCATAATCTTTTTGATAAACGCCGTAATTAAGGCCAAATTGCATTGCGGCTTGGTTCATTTTGCGCTTGGTTGTCACGGTTTCCCATCCGCCGGATTTTAGCGTAACAACACCGTCGCGCCATGCGACAATATTTGTTTGCGCGTATGTCACGCCGCCGTGATCGCCATTGTCAAACCATGTTGTGCGGTAATTGCTGAGTTTATTATATGCCATTTTAGATTCTCCATGTTTTGCGTTGTTATATCTTGACGATATCTTAGGGCTATCATGTGGTCAAGTGTAAATTTACTGACACATGGCAAGGCAGCGCCGTTAAGCGCTGCTAAGCGATGGGTCAAAGATTGCTTGGATCTAAAGCTCTGATGACGCCGTGCTTTGTCATCCATGCTGTGTTGTTTATTATGAAGCGCTCGCCATCGTTTTGCGTGACTGTTAAGCCTTCATCTTGTGCGGCCTTTGCCATTGCGCCCGCATCGCCATAAGGCAAATCAAAAGCGCCGGTTTGGATTAAGTAATAGCTGAAAATTGTGCCGTGATCTCTTACGTGGCTCGCTGCGCGGTTCATTGTGCTGGTTATTATGTTTTCCATCTTCTTTATCTCCATGTTTTGTGTTTGTTTCATGCTTGACACATGGCAAGGCAGCGCCAAACCGGCGCTGCTAAGCGATGGGTCATGCGAGCCATTGAATCTCTTTTGTTTTTGCGTCCTTAAAGATTGCAGAAGCTAAGATTGAACGCGCATAAGTATGTCTTGAAGCGCTGCCTAAATTGGCCGTGGGGAAGTCTTCTTCTGCCAGCGTGATGCACCCCATTTCGCCGCTTTTACTGATAAACTCAGCGCATGTACCATTTCCAAAATCTGTAACTGTGGCAATGTACACTGTGCCGTCTGCGATGGCGTTTGCAAAATATGTTTTCATTTTAGATTCTCCGTGTTTTGTGTTGATATCCAAGAGATATCACAAGGATATATGCAGGGCAAGCATAAAATGAAATAAAATGCAAAAAAGTGACGCGCAACACAGTGAAGCGCCGCCACGCAGACGCGCGCGCGAATAATGGAACCTGACTAACTGGTCAAGATTAAACCTGACCAACTGGTCAAGATGCACATTCTGGCGCGACTCAGGCACAACATGTTGTGTTATGCATAGCCATGCGCTGCGATCATAGCGTAAGTCATTGATATTAAACGCACTTAACATAATAATTATTATGCGCCATGCCTTTAGCCATGCAACAGACGCAATCCGGCCAGCTTTTACAGCTTGCAGGAGCAAAACCCCCCCCGCCAAAGCTTTTCGCCGGTAGTGTTATTATTATACCCTCACACACACAAATCCCTGCACCCCCCCTGCACCCCCCCTTGCTATCCTACGCCGCCCCACGTAAAATTTTGCAAAATTTGGGGAAAAGCAAATGGCGGGCAGAGCGTTAAAAAAGCGCATACTAAGCGATGTGGCCAAGCGCGGTGGCATAGATTACATAACGGACAAGGTTGCATCAGGCGTGACTTTGGCCAAGCTTGCTGAAGAGTATAAGTGCAGCAGGTCTTACCTAAGCGCGGCTATTAATTCCGTGCCGGACTACCGCGAGGCTTTGGAGCGCGCTAGGAAAGACAGCGCGGATGCTTTTGTTGAGGAAGGCTTGGCCATATTAGATGATCTTACGCACAAGCCTGACCTATCATCGACTGATGTTAGCCTAGCGCGTGAGCGTGTTCATCATCGCCGGTTTATGGCGGGTGCTGCGAATGTTGAGAGGTACGGCACGAAGCCTTCGGCTCAGGTGACGATTAGCTTGGGCGACATGCATTTGGATGCGCTGCGCAAGAATAGGTCAAGCATTATTGATGTTACGCCGGAGCCAGACAATGAGTGAGGCACAGGCAAAACTGATGAAGGATTTTGTAACGCGGTACGCGCAAGATCCTGTGCGTTTTGTTAGGGAGATGCTTGGCGCTGAGCCTTTGCCATATCAAGCAGAGTTTTTGCAAGCCATTGCGGCTGGCGAGCGTAAGATTAGCGTTAGGTCTGGTCATGGCACGGGAAAGTCCACATCCGCGTCTTGGGCCATGCTTTGGTTTTTATTGTTGCGGTTTCCGAATAAGGTTGTTGTGACTGCGCCGACCAGCGGCCAGCTTTTTGATGCGCTTTTTGCCGAGCTGAAGCGTTGGATAAATGAGCTGCCCAAAGAAATATCTCAGTTGCTTACTGTGAAGTCGGATCGCGTTGAGCTTGCCGCTGCATCGTCAGAGGCGTTTATATCAGCCCGCACGTCTCGCGCCGAAACGCCGGAAGCGCTGGCTGGCGTTCACTCAGAGCATGTTTTGCTGGTTGTTGATGAGGCCAGCGGTGTGCCTGAGAAAGTGTTTGAGGCTGCTGCTGGATCAATGTCGGGCCACAACGCGACCACAATACTTTTGTCTAACCCGACCAGATCCAGCGGAACGTTTTACGAAAGCCAGACAAAGATGGCATCTAGCTGGTGGACGCGTCGTTGGTCATGCGTGGATAGCCCGCTGGTGTCTGAAGAGTTTGTTGACGAGATGCGTGTGAGATACGGCGAACAGTCTAACGCGTTCCTTATCCGCGTCATGGGTGATTTTCCTCTTGCCGACGACGATACGATTGTGCCGTATCATTTGGTTGAGAGCGCCATGAAGCGTGATATTGAGCTTGCGCCGAATGCGAAGACTGTGTGGGCCATAGATCCGGCAAGATTTGGTAGCGATAGGACGGCGTTTTGCAAGCGCGAGTCTAACGTTATAACTGAAGTTAAGTCGTGGCAGGGGCTGGATTTGATGCAGACCGTGGGCAGGGTGATGGCTGAGTATGAGGCGTTGCCGCCCAGCCAGCAGCCTGATGAGATACTTGTGGATAGCATTGGTGTTGGCGCTGGTGTGGTTGATAGATTGCGTGAGCTAGGCGCGCCTGTGCGTGGTGTGAATGTTGCCGAAGCTCCTAGTATGGGCGAGACATATAATAATTTGCGTACTGAGTTGTGGTTTAAGACAAAGGCGTGGCTAGAGAATCGTTCGTGTAAGCTGCCGGAAGATGATGATTTGCGGGCTGATCTGACTGCTATACGGTATAGCTTTACATCGTCCGGCAAAATGCAAGCCGAGAGCAAGGACAGCATGCGCAAGCGTGGCTTGCGTTCGCCGGATTTGGCTGATGCTGTTTGCTTGACGATGGCGTCAGATGCAGCGACAGCATTGTCAGGCCCGATGATGTCTTGGCGTGGCGCGATACGCAGGAACCTGCGCGGTATAGCCTAATCTCGCTCAATATGTTACGCTGCGCGTAATTTATGGAGATTGTTTTGATGAATGCACCGAAGTTTAAGCCGTGTAAGGGCTGCCCGACACCCGCCGCATGCAAGCGCGCTGGAACGTGTATGGCGAAGAAGCGCAGGGGCGCTTACTAGTAATGTGGACGGCGCTGCTTTTGCTTTGCAGCGTTGAACGTGGCTGCTTTGCATTTGGCAGCCCTATGATGCAAAGCGAGAGCCAGTGCATACAGTCCATACCAAGCGGGCTGAAATACGCGCAGCAGATGTTTCCTGCATATCGCGCAACCGATTACAAATGCGTCCAGTGGGGCGAAGGAGCATAGGATGCCGAAGAAAGGTTTATACGCCAATATTCATGCGAAGCGCAAGCGCATTGCTGCTGGGTCTGGCGAGAAGATGCGCAAGGCAGGCAGCAAGGGCGCGCCCACCGCGAAGGCGTTTAAGAAAGCAGCTAAAACAGCAAAGAAGAAATAGCATGGCAGATAAATTTTTAGACTTCATTGATATGATCGACGGCGGTGGCGCTGGCACAATGGGCGATAAGTTTGAGGGCGGCAATATATTTTCTATGCTGGCAAATGCTCTTGCAACGCCATACGGGTCGGAAGATGAAGAGCGTATGCGCCGCGTGCGTCAGATGCGTGGCTTACTTGCGCCGGATGAAAGCATCGCGCCAAAAGCTGCCCCACGGCCAACAGTGACGCGCGGCGGTGGTGCGGGCCGAACACAGGTTAGACCGCAAACGCGGCCTGCGCAGAGCATGCCGTTTGGCAGCACGCCCGTTGGTGGTGGTATGCCTGCTGCGCCAAGCATGACGTTTGGTAATATTCCTGTTGGCGGTGGTATGCCTGCTGCTGCGCAAAATATGGTTAGACCAGAAATGCCTGCGTCTGGTATGCCGCAAGCAGCACGCGCAGCATTGCAAGGGCCAATCCTTGAATCTGGCATGCCTATAGCGATGACAGACGATGATGCGTTTAGAATAATGGTTTCTCAGCTTGGTCAAACCGCTGTTGACAGAATGTCAGGGCAGCAGTTTGTGCAGACGTTAAATCAGATCAAGTCTCAAGGGCGTGGTATGTAATGCCCCGCACGAAGGCAGAGAAGATCGCAGCAGCGAAGAAGCGCCACGGGTTCACGGCGGTGAATAAGCCCCGACGCGGCGGGCCGCAGAAGTTTGAGGTGCTGGCGGTTGAAGGCAACGAGGTGAAGAAGATCAACTTTGGCGACCCTAATATGTCTATCAAGAAGGATCAGCCCAAGCGCAAGGCGTCCTACTGCGCACGCTCCGGCGGCATCAAGGGCAAGTCGAGCAAGCTGAGCGCCAACTACTGGTCGCGCCGCGCGTGGGATTGTTGATATGGCGACCGCTGAAGAGTTAAGACGCCTACGCGAAGAGCAGAGCATCTTTTCTGCGCTGTATGACATGGCACGCCAGCAGCAGAGCGATCTGGCTGCGGAAGGCCGCCGCCCCGTGCTTGGCGGGCTTCTGTCGAAGGAGCCAGTGTACGGCACCGACACGCTGCGGTATGAAGGCATTGGCGATATGCTTGTGGGGCTGCTTACGCCTGCTGCCAAAGCTGTTGACGCGCCAATCTCCGCATATCGCGGCACGATCCCACAGGAAGACATGATAAGCGAAGCGCTTGGCACGGCGGGGTTGGCCATGGCGGGCGGCGGCGCTGTCGGCGTTCCGCGTGGCGCTGTGGGCGCGAATGCGTTGCGTGTCTATCATGGTGGACCCAAAAAGATTAGCCCAGAAGATGTTGAAATGCGGTTTGACCCAGAGGGAACGCCGATTGGGTTTAGTGTAACAGCTGATCCAGATGTTGCTCAATACTACAGAAATATGCGCGGCGGCGGTTCTATTTCTGAATTTGATATAGATTTAGACAAAGCAAACATAATTAGCGAAACCGAGCTTTATAGGTTTATAGATGGCTTAGAAAGCAAGCTAGACGCTGACGCATCTTATGAGCAGATACAGCGAGGCTTGCTTGATGCAGGGGTGGACGCGATTGAGTACCCTGATCCAGAGTTTGGTATTCGTGTCGTTAATCCTAGCATTTTAGCTGCCAACGCCTCTAAGTCTACTGGCCTTTTGGTCGTCGAGCAGCAAGCTAGAGGCAATAAAAAACTTGGCGACTTGTTTGAAAGTCAAAATGTTGACATAAGCACAGCAACAACACCGCAAATTGAAAATGTTTTGGATATGGCTCAAAGACGTGGCATATTAGATCCGCGATCAGCATTTAACCTCAAGAGAGGATTGTTAGACTAATGCCCATAACAACATACGCAGAGCTGCAATCCAGCATAGGCGACTTCCTTGACCGCGATGACCTGACGAGCGTCATCCCGACGTTTATTTCGCTGGCCGAGGCAGACATGAACCGCCAGATACGCCACTGGCGTCAGGAGAAACGCGCCAACGCCAACATCGACACGCAATACAGCGCCGTGCCTGCCGACTTCTACGAGGTCATACGGATGTATATTACGTCGGGCAACACGCAGCCGCTTGAGTTGCTCAGCCAGTTTCAGTTGCTGGAGCGCAAGCGCCGCACGGCCAACGCCACCTACGAGCCGCGCTACTACGCGATCACGGCTGGCGAGATCGAGGTGTTCCCTGTTCCCGATGGCACATATGCGACGGAGCTATACTACTACGCCAAGATCGACGCGTTGTCGGATAGCAACACGTCAAACTGGCTGCTGGAATACTTCCCCGACGCCTACCTATACAGCTCGCTGATACATTCTGCGCCGTATCTGAAAGACGACGCGCGCATTCAGATCTGGGCATCTTTGCAGGCAAACGCAATTGGTGGTATAAATGCAGACAATGATAAAGCGAAATTCGGCGGGTCTGGTCGCCGCATGAAAATAAAGGCGTATTGAGATGAGCTTCACCAACACCTTCGAGACAACCGTCCTTACATGGTCGTTTACCACTGGCAGCGCGACACGCCCGACCGAGTGGCACACCGCGCTATACACCGTTGCGCCTGACGATACTGGCGGCGGCACAGAGGTATCCGGCGGCGGCTACGCGCGTCAGGAGACTGCGTTTACCGTGTCAGGCAACACCGCGTCAAACACATCCGCTGAAGAGTGGCCCGTTGCCACGGCAGGATATGGCACCGTTGTTGCTGTCGGCGTGTTCGACGCTGCCACGGGTGGCAATCTGCTGGCCTACGCCAACCTGACTGCCAGCAAGACGATTGACACGGGCGACGTGTTCCGCATTCCTGCGGGCGATCTCGACATCACGCTAGACTAATGACGTATCGCAGCGGCTACGGGCGAAGCACCTACGGCAGCTACAATTACGGCTTGGACGGCGCTATCATTGGCGCCGCTTCCATTGTTGCCGTCACGTCTGCCACCGCCGCCGCGTCTGTGCGTGTTCGCGGCGCTGCGTCGATCATCGAGACGGTTACGACCACCGCGTCTGCTGCTGACCGCGTCAGAGAGGGCAGCGCCACCATTGCCGTCACGTCAGGCGGGTCTGCGTCCGGCGCGTTTGTCGTTGCTGGATCTGCCACGATTGCAGCGTCTGCCAGCGTTACGGCTGCGGCTGAGCGCATACACCTTGGCTCCGCTGCCATATCTGCTGCGGCTACTATTGCTGCGTCTGGATTGGTGGTTCGTGATGGCACTGCCACGATTGCTGTGCAGGCGTCCACAACGGCAAGCGCCGTTGCGATATACGAGGACAGCGCCACCGTCGCCTGCGTAGCAACTACGACGGCCACATGCAACCGCGTGCAGAGCGACAGCGCAACCATCGTCTGCGCGGCATCTGTGGTTGCAAATGGACGCAAAAAATGGGAAGATGAACCCAGCACGCCAGAAGACTGGTCGGCTGTTTCCCCCACATCGACGGATTGGACACCAGCCACGGCATCTGGGCAAACTTGGGCCGATGCGGCATAGGAGATAGAACATGGCAGATACGACCACCACAAACTATGGCTTAGTTAAGCCGGAAGTCGGAGCGTCAGAGGACACTTGGGGAACGAAGATCAACACGGATCTCGACAGCATTGACACGCTTCTGGGTGATGGTGCGCCGCTCCACATTGATACGACAAATAATCGGATTGGCATTCGGACGAGTTTGCCTGATGCGGGCCTTACGGTTACTGGCGATGCACACTTAAAAGCAACATCGGGTTATTCTAGCTTGTATTTTAATGGAGTAACGACTGCCTCATCACGCTATGCAAGTATTAAGAAAAACTTTGATAGTCCGTTTGATTTGAGCATAAACGCTAGTAACTCTAGCAGTGGTGCGCCTTTAATATTTAACTCTAGTTCAGCTATCGAGGCCATGCGCATCTCATCTGACGGATCGGTGGGTATTGGGACGAGTTCGCCAGCGTTTGCTGAGGGAAGTGGTCTTGAGATTGAACGGGACAGCGCCTCTGCTACGCTTAGGCTTCAGCGGTTAAACACAGGTGCGTCTGGCCTAGAAATACAAGCACGTTCTTCAGAGGTGCGATTTCAAGAGGTAATAGGATCAGCCCCGATGACTTTCTACACTGGCGGCTCAGAACGCATGCGCATCAGCGGCGGTAACTTGCTGGTGGGCAGTACAAATACTGATGGCCTTGATGGCACAAGTGGCTTAAAGGTTGCTAGTAGCACTGCTGGTTTTCTTTTAGAAAAAACAAGCACAAGAGGTTGGCTGCAATACATTGATAGTTCTGGTGGCTGGCGTCTTTATGACAGCACAGATAATGCAGAGCGTATGATGGTCGATGCGAGCGGTAACTTGCTGGTAGGGACTACGAGTACAACCTTAGCTGGAAATGCAGGTTTTACATATCAAGGTGGCATTACTACAACATCAAATAATGGCTCACTTTCTGCAATAATGAACCGTAATTCGTCTCATGGCGAAGTTGTGCAGTTCCGCAAAGACAACTCCAACCACGGGGGAATTTCGGTTCAGGGCAGTGGCATGGTTTTTTATAGTAACAGCATTTACACTGGTATTGGGGGAGATGCGACTAACCCGTACTATTGGCATTACAATGGTGCTATATATCCATCAGTGGATAACTCCAGAGACTTAGGTACAGTAGGAAATCGTTGGAACGATGCATACATCACCAACGGTGTAACAACAGGCTCTGACGGTAACGACAAGCAAGACATCCGTGATTTGACTGAAGCAGAGCAACGTGTCGCTGTAGCCTGCAAAGGCTTGCTTAAAGCATGGCGCTGGAAGTCTGCCGTTGAGGAAAAGGGTGACGATGCCCGTATTCACTGCGGTATCATTGCGCAAGATTTACAAGCAGCATTTGCCGCAGAAGGCTTGGATGCGGGCCGTTATGCGATGTTTATGTCAAACACTTGGTGGGAAACACAGACAGAGGTGCCAGCGGTAGAAGCTGTGGCAGAGGTGCTTGACGAAGACGGCAACGTAGTCACAGAAGCTGTAGAAGCCGCTGATGCCTACACCCGCACCGATACATATGACACACAAGAAGAAGCGCCAGAAGGTGCTACAGAGCGCACTAGGCTTGGGGTTCGATACAGCGAGCTTCTCGCCTTTATTATTGCAGCTATATAGGAGTTTATCATGGCTATCACCTACACTTGGAGCATTCCAACATTGGAACACGAAATCGCTGACGGCGGCGTCTACATTGTTCACTGGCGCTGCACAGGCGTTGATGACGATGGCCACTCAGCATCAGCTTATGGCACTTGTGGTTTAACCTACGATGCCTCCGCGTCCGACTTCACACCTTATGCAGATATTACTGAGGCTCAAGCTCAGGGCTGGGTGTGGGGTCATGTATCCCAAGAGGATACCGAAGCTGCCATAGCGTCAAAAATCGACGCAATGGCAAACCCAACGACTGCTGACGGGGTGCCGTGGGCAGCATAACCTAGAAAGGAGATCACGATGACTGAAGACAAAAAGGTCATTACGATTGACGATGTGGAAGTTGCTTTTGTAAGCGGCTTTGATGACACTTATTATATATCAAAAAGTGGGAGTTTGTTTTCAACAAAGAAGTCTCGCTGCCGAAAGGTTGATGGCTACTATGCACCGTCTGGAACCATTCACGCAAATGGTTACAGGTATTTTACCTTGATGCGGAATGGCAAATCCGTCAAGGAACCTGCGCATCGGTTGGTTGCTTATGCGTTCATTGAAAACCCAGAAAGCAAGCCCTGCGTCAATCACATTGACGGGAATAAGCTGAACAACGATCTGAGTAACTTGGAGTGGGTCAGCTATAGCGAAAATGCCTCCCACGCATACGATTTAGGGCTGAGGAAAAGAGATCGACCAGAGGCGTCTGTTGCGTCTGCAAAACGAAGATCATCTATTACCCAAGATGATGCTGTTGGGATTGTTAAGGCGTTAAAGAAAAACCCCAAGCTGACATACAAGCAGATTGGTGATATGTACGGGTGCAAGCCAAATACTGTTCACAGGGTTATTACTGGAAAACAAAAGTATTTTAAGGAGGCGGCATAATGTCTGTAAATATAGATGGCGTTGATTACGAGGAAGACCAGCTAAGCGACACTGCAAAGATGTGCATAAATCACATCAATTCGCTAGACCAGAAGATCGGATCTGCGCAGTTTAACTTAGTGCAGCTTCAGATGGGCAGGCAGGGCTTCATGGCTGAGCTGAAAGCTGCCCTTGAGCCTGACGCGGAATAGCCGCGCAGCATAACAAAATCGCGAGGGGCAGCAAAACGCTGCCCTTTTGCGCATCAAATGGTCATGTGTTACACTGCGGCAAGCGCGCAACACCAACGAGGCAACGATGGCCCTGATTAGATTAGACGTACCCGCTGGGGTTTACCGCAACGGCACCGACTTGCAGAGCATGGGCCGCTGGCGCGATGCCAGCCTGATACGTTGGATCGACGGCACGATGCAGCCGGTCAAGGGTTGGCGCACAAGATCCGACACCGCCACGAATGCCACGCCGCGCGGCATGGTAAACTGGGCAGACAATTCAAACGACCGTTGGTATGCCACCGGCACATATAACAAGCTATACGTCTACAGCGGCGGCGCTGGCACGCAATACGACATCACGCCAAGCGGCCTTACTGCTGGCCGTGAAGACGCAATCGCGTTTACCGGCTACGGCGGCAACACATATGGCAATTACGCATACGGCGTTGCGCGGCCAGACACGTCACGCATCCAGCCTGCAACCGCGTGGAATTTGCAGCTGTGGGGCGAATACCTGCTGGCTAATAACCGTGACGACGGCAAGGTCTACGAGTGGCAACTAAACACCGGCGCCATCGCCGCGCAAGTCGCCAACGCGCCAATAAACAACAAGAGCATCGTCGTGACGGAAGAGCGCTTTCTGATGTGCCTTGGCGCTGGCGGCAATGTGCGCAAGGTGCAGTGGTCAGATCGCGAAGACAACACGACGTGGACGCCGTCAGCGCAGAACGAGGCTGGCGACCTTGAGCTTTCCACAGAAGGCGAGATCATGGCTGGCGTCAGCGTGAAGGGCCAGACGCTTATCCTGACAACGCGCGACGCGCATGTCGCCAACTACATTGGCCCGCCATATGTCTACGGTATAGAGCGCGTTGGCTCAGCCTGCGGGCTTGCGGCCAACTTGGCATATGCCAGCGTAGACGCCGGATGCTTCTGGATGGGCGTCCACGCGTTCTACGTTTATAGCGGCGGCCAAGTGCAGGAGATGCCGTGCGACGTGTCAGACTACGTCTTCAACGACATCAACCGCGCGCAGATCAGCAAGGCGTTTGCCATGTCAAACGGCACATACGGCGAGATATGGTGGTTCTACCCGTCGAGCGACTCCACAGAAAACAACCGCTACGTCGCATATAACTACGTCGAAAACACATGGTCGATTGGCACGATGGCGCGCTCTGCGGGATCTGATGCAGGCACGTTCATTTATCCGCTGATGGCCGACCCGTCTAATAATAAGATATACGAGCATGAGGTGGGCTACGAATACAACGGCGCAACGCCGTTTGCGGAAACCGGCCCGATTATGCTTGGCTCCGGCGACAACGTTGTCAGCGTGACGGAGATGATCCCCGACGAAAAAACGCAGGGCGATGTCAGCGCCACGTTTAAGACGCGCTTCTATCCCAACGGCACCGAACGATCATACGGGCCGTTTAGCATGGCCAACCCCACTAATATGCGCTTCACTGGCCGTCAGGTGCGGATGCGCGTTGACGGCGCACGTCTTGCCGACTGGCGTGTCGGCGTAAACCGGCTAGACGCTGTTGCGGGTGGCCGTAGATGACGCAGCAGTATCGCGCACCAGAGCCGAGGGGCGACGATTGGATGGCTTGGGGTAGGCGTCTGATGCTCTACCTTGGCCAGACGCGATCACAGCTTGTGCAGCAGACGGGCGGCGAGAGCGCGGCTGAAGACGGCGTGATAATGTGGGATCGCACAAACGAATACCCCGTTGTCAGCAAGAACGGCGAGTGGCGGCAGATTGTGCTGGAAGACGGCCACGCTGACTTTATCTTGACGTCAGACGTCACGCCTGTTGCCGCCAACACGGCTTACAAGCTGACATATGACGCGCCCACCGGCAATGACGGCATCACGCAAGGCACGCCAGCGTCGCGCATCGTGTTTGAGGAAGCTGGCCAATATGTCGTATCGTTTTCCGCGCAAATATCATCGACGTCAGCCAGCACGGTTCACTTCTACTTTTGGCCCAGCGTCAACGGCACCAACGTGGCAGACAGCGCAATGACAACGGCGCTGCACCAGAATAACGCCACGCTGGTCACGTCGCGCACGCAGATATTTACCGTTGCGGCGAATGACTACTTGGAAGTGAATTACATGATCGACAGCACAAGCGGTTTCTTGAATTACACCGCAGCGTCTTCGCCGGTGCCAGCGATACCCGCGTCAACTTTAGCGATTACGAGGCTTCATGGATAAAGAGCTTGAAAGATGCCGCCCGTGGATCGAAGCCGCTCTGGAGTATTCCGGCGGCACGCATGACTTCATCGATGTGGCCGAGGGTATATACAAGGGAACGATGCAGCTCTGGCCCACGCCGAGGGGGTGCATCGTCAGCGAAATAGTGGTATATCCGAGAAAGAAAGTTTTAAACGTGTTTCTTGGCGGCGGCGAGTTGGATCAGATTTTAGAAATGCATGAAGATGTGATAGCATGGGCAAAAGCGCAAGGATGCTCTGCGTTGACCATGACAGGCCGCTTAGGCTGGAAGAAACCACTGAAGGCGCATGGCTGGAAGCCACTGCACACCTCATACGTTAAGGAGTTTGAATAATGGCAGGCGGTAAAGGCGGGTCAACCACTAGCACAGTAGAAGTGCCTGAGTATATCGAGCAGGCGGCGCGCCGTAACTTGGGCAAAGCGGAAGGCATCAGCCAGATCGGCTTCACGCCGTATTACGGGCCAGATGTCGCCGCGTTTACGCCGTTTCAGCAGGCAGGGTTTCAGCAAACCGCTGACGTTGCTGGAGCGTTTGGCATGGCCACGCCGACATCTCAGCGAGACATTATGGGCGGCATGGGAGCGCCAACGCAATACGCAAACGGCGTGATGGGCTACAGCTCAGCGCCTTTATATGAGCAGTCGCTTGCCGAGCTTGAGCGCAGACGACCGGCGCAGAAGGCGTATATTGACAGCTTCTTCATTGATCCCGTGACAGGCCAAGCCGGATCACGCGTACAGCCCGCAATCGACTACAGCCAGTATATGACAGGCGCAGAAGAGCGTGAGCGCGGCCGGCAGAACCAGTTGGACGTAGCAAGAGCAGAGTCAGGTCAATATACCGGCCCGATGACGATGTCGCCGAATGGTTCTCAGCCGGAGCTTGACGCCGCCATGCAGTTCCACGCGTCACGCATGGGCCGTGGATCTGATAACTGGCAGACTGTTGATGAGATGAACTTCCAGCAGGGCAAGATCAACGCGGCTGGCTTCCCGATTGACGCGCAGGGCAACGTTATAAGCGCCGGAAGTTTTGGCGAAGTGGCTGGCGATATAGGAAACTTCCTGACGGGCGGCGGTTTTGTCGGTGCAGCAGGGCGCGAGCTTGGTATCTTGCCGTCAACAATGGATCCAGATGGGCGCGCAGGATCGGCTCCACCCGTTAGGCCATTCATCGCGGCACCCGCCGTGCTGCCTATGGATGGCAGCCCATATGTAATACCTGCGGGTGGTGGCACAAAGCTTTACGATGGGCCAAGGCCATCTGCGCGACCAAGCGATGACATCGTAGGTAAAGACCCCGCCACCGGCTCAAATGTTTACAGAATGACAAAGAACGACGACGGCACATATTCTTCGTCAGGCGGCAGAGATGAGGCGGGCGGCTCAGCAGGCGGCGGCGGCGAGGATAAGATCCTGTGCTGCGCATATTACAACCTTGGATACTTGCCGCGCGAAATCTGGCGCTTGGATCAACGTTACGGCGTGTGGCTGCACCGCAATGATCCTGAGCTTATGGAAGGCTACCACGCGTGGGCTGCTCCGCTGGCTGAGTATATACAGAAGGATACACGCGGGGCCAAAGTCGCCCGCGCGGTGATGTGGCCCATTGTTAAGGCGTGGGCGGCAGAGATGGCGCACAAGCAGCGCCCAGAGAAGCACAAGTCGAATGTGGTCGGCAAGATGATTATGGCGATTGGCGAGCCGTTTAGCCGCGTGTGCGGTATGCTCAAGCCCCGCGAGATACGAGGAGAAGCATAATGGCTGGACAAGGAATTGCAGGCGGTCAACCAATAGCGCCCACCGCTGGATTTAACGTAAATCAGGCAGCGGCTGGCGCATTAGAGCAAGGCATGGCCGCGACGCAGCAGGGTCTGGGCTTCACCCCGATGGGGATATCTGCGCAGACGTACCGGCCAACCACGCAGCGCGTGTCCGGCACTCAGCAGGCGTTTGGCTACACGCCAGCGCAGCAGCAGGCTCAGCTGCTCGCAGACACAGACATCTCGCAGTATCAGAACCCGTATCAGCAGCAAGTGATTGACATGGCGATGCGCGACATTGGTTCAGCGCAGCAGCAGGCTCTGATGCAGCAGGGCGCGCAGGCCCAGCAGGCAAGGGCGTTTGGCGGTTCGCGTCAAGGCATTGCGGAAGCGGAAACGCGTTTGGGCTACGGGCAGCAGGCGGCAGACGCTGCCACTAGGATGCGCCAGCAGGGCTTCCAGCAGGCGCAGCAGGCGGCGATGTTTGACGTCGGCCAGCGTGCAGCCACAGAGGCGGCCAACGTTGCAGCCCGCACCGGCGCAGCGCAGTATGGCGCAGGCGCACGCACAGCGGCGCAGCTTGGCAACATTAACCGCGCACAGCAAGTGCAGGCTGCCAATGCAGCAGCGCAGATGCAGGCGGCGCAATACGCTGCGCAGGAACGTGCCGCAGCTCAGCGCGCTAACTTAGCGGCGCAGCAGTCTGCGATGGGAACGCGTCTTGGAGCGGCATCGCAGCTCGCGGGGCTTGGCCAGCAGGCATTCGGCACAGGGCAGGCGATCCAGCAGCAGCAGATGCAGCAGGGTCTTATGCAGCAAGGGTTGCAGCAGGCGCTCATCGATGCGGCGCGTCAGCAATATGCGGGCTACACCGGCGCACCGCTGCAGGCGCTCACAGCGCCATTAGCAGCGCTCGGGGCCACGCCAAGCCAGTCAACGACGACGCAGTCAAGGCAGGCGGGATTGTTTGATTATCTGAAGCTGCCATTTATGTACGCGGCGATGTAAGGAATGAACGACATGATTAACCAAAACTTAGGTTTCGACGAAGAAGACTTTATCGGTCAAGAAAAGTCAGCGCGCCGCAAGGATATGGCAGGCGCGTTTGCTGGATGGTTAAACAGCATGTCGATCAATCCTGA